TTGGATTACGGCCCACCATCCACGCTGGTAGCAAGTAACTTGCAAACTCAGACTTAGTGTGCCTTGGTGGCATGTTAACAATCAGTCGGGTAATTTCCCCAGTTGAAAGTTTATTAAATTTTTCTGCTATGTGTCTATGATGCGCGCCTTCAACAAATTCTGGCCACACACATTTAACAAAGCTTAAGAAATCATCTTGAGCTTTATTTTGTATTTTTTTCTCCGCATGCATTACCTGTAATTGCAAGAACTTCTTTCTAACGTCGGCAGGTAGTTTGCTTATATCTACTTTTTTTTCTAAATTCATAAAAAATTTTATAAAATTTTTTTGCACCTTTATAGGATGTTCAAAACGTTTTTACCAGCTTTGACAGTCTAAATCAAGCAATTCAACCTAGAGTAGTGGGACCCCTTTTTGAAAAAGGGGGAATAGGGTGTCTTGGTTAAAGATTGTTAGGGATTAGGTAGGGACCCCTCGGGGTCCTTGGACCGTGGCCCGTTAGGGCCACGGCAAGAAAGGTTATGCCCAATTCTTTAGAGCATGTTTCTTGATGTAGATCGCAGGACCTACAACAATATCTTTACGGCCTGTAATATAGTTATCGTTATCGAATGTCATCTTCCATAACAACGTGGCCTCTGGGTTAAGAGGTAAGCCAATTAACTTTCCCTCTTCGTTTATTATTAATAGATCACCATTTGGCCAGGTGATACACTCAACCATACCACCAACAAAGTCCTGCGCCTCTTTTAGTGATGGAGTATTCTTCTCATCGTCAATGATCTTGAATTGATCTTGATCGGTGTTAGCTTTAACGTAGTCAGTAAAGCTGATTTTGTTTTCTTGTTTGTTCATATTATACCTTTCTTGTTAATAGGATAATCCTAGTCTATTTCGGTCCTATTGTCAACCCTTTCAATAGTATTAGTTTTATAAGTACGACCTTGCCAACCCTCGTGTTCCTCGGTTCTTTTTTCATAACCACCACTTTCTCGTCTATGTCTGATAAACTCAATCGGTCGACCTTGTTCAACATTATCCATTTGAACATTTAACCACGAACTTTCGCAACTTAAACTACAAAAGTATTTGGCTCTTGCGTGATATTCATTAGATTGATCTCTTTCCCACAATGCATATCGTCCACGAATTACACCTCTAGATTTTAGAAACCTATCTTGTGTAGTTCTTTGATGACAATATGGCCCTTGGCAAAAATGTTTGTTAGGCATTATTATCCCCCTCGGTCATTTGAAATCTTGCAAGTATCTTTGCATGACTTTCTATTGCGTTCTCTAAAGTTTTAATCCTATCTTCTAAAAACTCTATCTTTTTTCTTTCATGCATTTCTGCACGATTTTGAGTTCTTATTAAATCTAATGCGTCAAAATCTATCGCCATTACTTATCCCTTCTTTTATTTTGTTCATCAATAAAATCTTGTGTACCATTGGCTAACCAACAACCAACACAAAGTATCATTGCAATTCCAAACATTAAAATTATTCCTAATACCATATCCATTATACTAGTCCTTTCTCAACTAAAAGTAATGTACCAAATATTATAGTACAAAATGTTATTACCATAAAAAGTTCTGTCTTGTCCATTACAACCTCACTTTCCAACTGCCTTTGGCAGTTCTATAATTATCTGCGTCCATGTCAAAGTATGTCATCAGCTTTGCACCTTGTTTGCTAGTCCAATATTTACACTTCTCGTCCCATTTACCATTTCTAGTGATATGCTTTTTATCTTTGTTTGAGTAGTATGTTATTTTAAATGTTGTGTTGTTTTCCATATTATACCTTTCTATTTGTATGTAAGGGATATTATGGGATATCCCTTACATTGTCAACCCTTAATTTAAACTTTCTTCATATTGTTTTCTAGCCAATATTTTAGCCTCTCTTGTATTATTTAATTGTTTGTTCTTCATGCCTTTAATCATACTTGCAAGATTGCTTGGATTGTAGATTGTAAGACCAGTTGAGTTAGTTCTAATTAATTCTGCCTCATCAACTTGAATACCAAGTTCTGTTGCAAGTTCAATTCCCTCACTCAAATAACGATATGCTTTCAATCCAATTTTTAACTGATCGCATTGTTTGGTAATTGTATCAATCCATGTTTGGTGTTTAGATACCAAATTGTTTTTAGCAATTCGCCATTCCTCAAATTTAGAGTATTCGTTTTTAGTACAAGCGATTGCTCTTGATCTGCAATAAGAAGTTCCAATGACATCAAGATAATATGGATTGTCAAATTCTTTTGCCATACCAATCTCATCACTTCCACCACTATATCCCAATGCTTTTAAACATTGATCTACATGTTTTGTTTTGTGTGGGTTGTCTTGGTTTTCATTTTGTTGTGCATAAATATCTGGATTGCACTCTTTTGCTTTTAGTTCTTCTCTAAAATATGAAACTGCAAATTTCTTGCCCTCTTCACTATTATACTCACTACCATTTAGATTGCCAAACAAACCAAAATCAAAGTGTGATTTTGTTTCTGTTTCTTTACCCTCATCATCAGTATCTTCGTTATGTGCAAAGTAAAAGCATTTATCTTTTGCAACAACATCACAAGGTTGACCATACTTACTTTTGAAGTGTCTTAATGTTGCAACATCTTCTGTTGGATATGATCTTTCAACAACTTCTTTTGCAAGTTCACTTGCACTTTTATATTGCTCATCAACATACTCTCTTGCTTGAAGATATAATTCTCTCTCTTGAGTATCTTCATTCTCAAATGTATGTTTGATCTTATTAAAGAGTTTATTTCGCAACTCGGTGTTCATTCTTATTTTAGACATTTTGTCCTTTCTGTTTTTTGTTAGTCGGCTTGTGGGGTTTCTTCATGTCGCCCCACAACACCTTTGCAAATTGTATTATTGATGAAGATAATTTTATTTGCATAAATGTATTTATACTCTTGACAATAGGATAGTCAAGCATTATATTTGATTTATTAATTTAATTGTCTAAACAAGTAAATTAAATTAATGGGACATATCCCTGTCGTGATTAGCAAACATTTATGTATTGCCTGTAGCGATTGGGACTGATCCCTGATCCATTGGGTAATACGAGCCTTACTGCCTAATGGATCTGGGATCAGATAGTAGCGTATCAAAAAAAGATGCTAAGTTAAGGTTTGTTATCATCATTCTTAACCTACTACTGATCCCTGGTCTATTGTGATAAATGTAAATGATCATCTGCGCAATGGACCTGGGATCAGTCATTAATGACTGTGAGAATAAACACTAGAATACGGGTGCGCTTACGAGGTGGCCTCTTGCGATTATGGTAATCAGATATGCTCCATACCCCGCATAGCATAGTGACTGATCATTATTTGCTGGACCAATGTTTTTGACTGTGAGTATAAACACTAAAACAATGGTCGCGAGGGACTGATGCGGTCCCAGGATCTGATTAATACCGGTTAAAAAGATCCCGCCATCGTAGCTGGCGTTGGTCCTGCTAATAATTGCCACTTTAGAATGATTCTAAAAATCATTCTAAAGAAGAAAGGGACAAGCTTCAAGCTTCAAGCTTCAGGCAGCAAGCAATGCTTGACAATGGATCCTGGAGATGATAGGATGAGTTTAGAAAGGAAAAAAACATATGACTAAAAAAACATTAAAAAAAGAATACCAGCCTGGAGGTGAAAAGCGTTACGTGATCCTAGATAAAGCTGTCCAGTACCTGAAGGATCCAAAGTTCGGGCTCCAAGGAGATAAAATGAGATTCCTAATGGATGAGATGGGACTGTCTCAGTCTGAGTACTTAACCTGCCTGAACAACGCGGCGGGCGGAGATTGCTGGCAATGACAAATCTAAAAAAACGTGTTGCCGAACTGGCAACACAGAACACGCAGCTGGCAGATCACCTGGCAGCTATGTGTTGTCAGGCTGATGAAGACTGTCCCTCTGAATACCGGACGGAGCATTTTAGATCCACGATGGATGATGCCTACGACTACCTGAAAGAGATTGGATACTTAAAATGAAAAGAATTAAACACAACGACTTAACGCATTATTTTATCCGGGAGCACTCACAGCTCCCGGCTGCCTACCTGGCCAGCTGTGAGAAGTTTTTCAAAAGCCTCAAGCAACAAGCGCCAAGCTCCAAGCCGCAAGCTTCAAGCTTGACAGATCATGAATCAGGGACTATAAAGGATTTAGAAAGGAATTAATTATGTTAGTAAAAGACGCTTTAAAAATTACAGACTCATTTACAAAAACAAGTAAGATGCCCGGCCTGAGCTATAGCCTTCCAGCATGGGAATGCAAAACAGGATGGAAGCTGTCCAAGGTCCCAGGCACGCCGTGCTTTTTTTGTTATGCTAAAAAAGGAAATTACACACGTTATCCAGCAATCAAGGCGGCGCAATATAGAAGACTGGAAGCAATCAACCATCCGCAATGGGTTGAAGCTATGGCTGCAAGAATTAAAAAAATTAAATGGTTTAGATGGCACGACGCCGGCGACGTCCAATCAAAAGAACATATGGCAAAAATCCTGGAGGTGTGTAGACTTACACCAGATACGAATCACTGGCTCCCCACTCAAGAGCGGCAATTCCTTCCAGCTCCTGAAGAGGTTCCGGCTAACCTGGTGATAAGATTATCACGAAGCAAGATCAACGGACCAAGCTCCAAGGCCTGGACTCATGAATCAGGCGTCACGACTAAAGAATCCCGGACATGTCCAGCTCCTGATCAAAAGGGCAAATGTCTCGATTGTAGAAAATGTTGGAATAAAGAAGTTCAAGCTGTTATATATGGCAAACATTAAAATGCACGAATTTAAACATCCAAATTATTATAAAGAATTACGCAAGCGTAATAAATCTGATCAGGTCATTAGCAATGCTGAAGCGACGGCTGCAAGCGAGCGTGCACCTGGTCAGGGCCTCAAGCCACAAGCTTCAAGCAGCAAGCCTCAAGCTCCAAGCGACAAGCATCAAGCTTTAAAGCTTTCGAACCAACCTCAAGTCTCAAGCGCCAAGCGACAAGCTTCCCAACCCGAGTAACAAGCGTCAAGCTCCAAGCCACAAGCAGCAAGCTCC